TTTTTCTTTTAAGTCCTTCAAAGACTTTTCGTTATACTCAAGTTTACTTCTAAGTTCTTCCAAGTCTTTTAAGCACTTTTCATTATTTTCATATCCATCAATAGATTCAATTTTCTTAATCTTGTCATTGCAATCAGTAATACCATCTGTAAATAATGAATACTGAGCTTTTACTTGCTTAACATCTCCAAGTGGCATATTCAAAGCTCGTCCAATCTCATCAATAGTACCTTTGTCAGAAATCGTGCCGATAGCCAACACATAAGCTGTTTTATCAGCACCAAACTTTTCAATGATATGCTCATATACTAAATGTCTTTGTGATGGTGCAATATCCAAATCAATATCACCAATCTCTTTTCTGTCCTCATTGGCAAATCGAGAGAACACCGTGTTCCATACTACAGGGTTTACATCAATAATATCTGTTAAATATGCAATGGTTGAACCACCAACAGAACCTCTACAAAAACCAATTGGTATACCATTATCCCAACACCAACATACCAATTCTGACATGAAAAGCATGAATCCAACCATACCAATCTTCTTAAATACTCGAAGTTCTTCTTTTATATTCTCCTCATATCGTGGATCTGGTTGAATAATTCCTTTATCAAGCTTTTCATGATACATCCTATAGATACGCTCTACAAATACCTCTTCTTCATTGTCATAGAGAATCGGATATTTAAAAGCTGTATCTAATTCGTAATCTGTAACAGAATCAGCCATACGGTTAGTGTTCTCAATAGCTTCTAACACAACATCCATAGGTAAAGAGCCTTGCTGTCTGAACATATCAACTAATTCATCATACGATTTATATGTAAGGTCAAATTCATCTTCGTTTGAAAACTCAATATGTTTTGCTTTCTGAAGAACACTCCTACACTCAGCCTTGTAACTATCAATACTATGTGTATCTGTTCCTGCTATTAAAGGCTTGTTATATTTTTTTGATGCCTCATAAAGCATTTTGTTATATCGAATCTGATCCATAGACTTAACATGCGGCTGAATTTCATAATAGTCATATGTTTTCATCAGTTTGTCATATACAATCTTTGCATTTTCCAATTCTGATTTTGCTTCTTCTATCTGTAAATCAAATGCATTATTGGATTTTTCAATACATTGTTCTACATATATCTCATAAGATGTATTGTAAATAGCTGCAAAATCTTCAATCCATGCTTCTTTTGCAGCTTCTGAATTTAATTCTGCATAAAGTTTGTTAGCTTCTGTTTCTTTATTTTTTTCTAATTCAACTATTTTTTCATCAACCAGTTTTCCAATAAAATTAGGATACTTACTCAATGGAGATGCAAGACATGCAGAAATTTTAATGACATTATCAGAAATATTAAAAAATTCATCGAATGTAATTCTTGGCTTATAGTACATATGGTCTGATTGTGTAGACAAGTCAACCAATGTGTTTATTTCTTTTACACCTTCAAAATTCTTTGCTATAAGAATTGTATGGTAATTATCTCTTTGTTTTGGCTCAAGTGCTGCTGTCAAATAAACCTCAACACCATGTAGATATTTTAAACCTTTGCTATTTGCATACATCTTCTTCTCAATATTATTGTAAATATTGCCATGCTCCGAAAAACAGATAGCTTTCTGCCCAAGTTCTACTGCCTTGTCTACATATAACTTATAATTTGTACAACTATCTAATAAAGAATCTTCTGTATGTAAATGATATACTGTATAGTTACTGATAATATCACCTCCTACTCATATGAGTCAGTTTCAGGGTTATAATGTCTATTATCTTCTTCGTTTTTCTTACTTGTTGGTTGTGGCTTATACTCACAAGCATGGTTCCTCTGACCGCAAAGATAATGACAATAGTAATAATCTGGGTTTGGTCGCCACTCTTTTTCTTTTTCAATCAGTTCAAGAGTATCTTTTGCCCACTGAATAGCCTCATCGTACTCTTCTTGAATCCAAGGCACTTCTATCCACTTTTGATCCTTAAACATGTTCCATTTAAGTTTTGAAACAGAGCCATATTCTTTTATTACAGGGATTGAATATAAATAGAGCTGTCGTTTGAAATCTAAGAAATGCTGTTGGTCAGATTTGCTAATCTTACCATTTTTCAAAATTTTAATACTTGCGGATTTATGGTCAATAATAATAATCTCACCAGTTTCTTTATCCTTTACAAGTAAATCTATATATCCAACAAAATCTTTGTCGTTAATTTTAAATTCTACTTTTTTCTCAACTCCAAGAACTTCATATTTTTCTAAATCAAGGTCAATGTTATCAAGGTAATCAATACCTTTGTCATAATATGATTGCCTAATATTTACGAATTTGTTTGGTGGAGCATCGTGAGGAACCTCCTCATCGAAGTGTTCCTCATAATACTCGTTTAATTCAAACAAGGAGAGCTCGTCCTTTTCATATTTTTCAAGAATTTTATGAATTAGCGAACCATATTCTCCGAAAAATCCATTCTCCGATTTATTACATTCGAGATAATGGAGTTTCCATTCATACATGCAATTATAAAATGAATTTAGTCTTGAAAACGACCATTGCATCGTTCCCAATAAAAAATCTAATTCTTCATCCATCATAATAATTATTCTCCTTATTCTAAATACGAATATTCACCAAATAATTTATGTTCTGCGTTTCGTCTTACATCTACAGCATCCTCGAACTTGTCAAAATAACCTAGTGGATATTCTATTCCGTCTTTCATAATTCTGGCATACCATTTATTACAACTACTCATAAAATTAACACCTGTTACACCAGATTTATTCCTTGATATTGGCTTACGGTTGATTACATTATCTCCACGATTAGCCTCTCTCAAATTTGATTTACGATTATCATATTTATTCCTGTTGATATGATCTATATCTCTCAACTCTTTATCACCATATATTAGCGAATGCATAAATATATCATGATTGTTATCTATGTGCGTTCTTAAATATCCGTTTTGATCTCTTCTCCATCTATATGTTTTTATTTTGTCGTAATCTTCTTTATCAAATAAAAACCGATAACCGTCAGAACAATATCCAACACCGTATTCATAAGATTCTAAATCATAATCATTAGACTTCCTACATAATGGACACATTGTAACTTTACCATCTATTAAACGACTCCTTATAACTGTTATTTTGTTTGAGCAATCGCAGATGCAATCACATAGATATTTAATATCTCCACAACGATATTTAGAAGTTTTCTCGTTCGTTACAGTTAATTTACCAAAACGTCTGCCTACTATATTCTCACGATAGTTCTTATCTTTTTGTTTAAAAACACAACCACAATCTGTAATAGTTCCAGCCTTTAATAAATCTCCTCTTACAATCTTACAACAACCACAATCGCACTCGCAATTCCAATAAACCCTATGATTTTGAAGTCTATTCATAGAAGAAACATACAATTTTCCAAATTTTTGCCCTTTTAAATCTTTAATTGGTCTACTTATCTGGAAACACCTCCTCTTGAGATCTGTCAATATAGGAAAGTTTGTCTGTATAAACATTTTTATCCCATCCAAATTGTTTGTCATATTCCGCATAATCTGTATAGAATCTTCTCGAAATCAAGTCATACCATAAACCAATTTGCATATCTGATTTACCAAACATTCTATCCTTCATAATTGTTAATACGACATCATAATTCTTCCATTTACATTTTGGATCATTTTTTTCTTTTTTAGAAACTCTTCTTAATCCTATAGATCTCATTGCAAGGTTAATGATATTGGAGCTTCCTGCTATATCATACATTTCTATGTCCGAATTATTGTCTTGGGTTTTTCGTGGATGTGCTATTAAGACTACAGAAACATTAAACTTAACAGCAAATTTGATTAAAAGATTGATAAGATTGGTTTGTGCTGTATTTTTATCACTTTCATTACATTTCAGATCTAACATCATTAAATTGTCTAAGACAATAAGTTTACATCCAAATTTTCTAACACATTCTTCTGCCGATTTTAATACGGATTCAAAATCATTTGATTCATCATCTTTATATATAAATAGCTTTTTACTGTAAAATCCTTGCATCTTTTTTTGAACGGCATATGGTACTACATAGTAGCTTTTCCCATTACTACCATGTTTCTCAATCATATTTCTTCTACCTGCAATAATTGTGTTCATCCAATTGGCTGAAAGACGTTCAGGTAGTTCTTTGCTATATAAAAACGCAGGATTGCCATCATCTATAGTAGATGCAATTGCTTGATCAATTAAAGATGTTTTCCCAGAGCCAGGTCTTCCAGACAATATTGTAAGTGTACCATAGAATAATTTTGACAGTGCATCGTCTAATGGTTTAATGCCAGTTTTTACGCCATCCATTTGTGAAATATCAAGTTCCTCAATTTCGGAATAATCAACTACACTCTTTACCGGAACATCTTTTGCTTCCGAAATAAGATTCATTACAAAGTCTTTTCCACCAACTTGTAGACAATCGTTTATATCCTTTAAAGGAACTCTCTTACCATTCTCTTTTTCAAAGAATTCAGGTGTTGATATATATTTTGTACGCCATGTACCAAGACGATAAATACATTCTTTTCTCATTTTAATACCTGGTTCATCGTTATCAGACCAGATAATAATAGATTCAAAATTGTTTAACCAATCCCAATTTTCTTCAATCCAATGAAGATTGCCAGCTCCAAGAGGAACGCTTACTGTATTGATATATCCTGCCTCAATAGCACTCGCACAATCTGTCTCGCCTTCTGTTATAAGTAACGGCTTTGACGTATTAACTCTATTCATATTGAACAAAAGTGCTGATGTATCAGCATCTTTTTGACACCACGTTTTAGGCTGACCAGAATGTTTTTCAACAGTTCTTGCAGGTCTATACTTAACCATAGTCAAAACATCATTCGTATCATAAAAGTTAAATACACCGTTACCATGTGAATCCTCTCGAATATCCAAATAGTCAATTACATTTTTTGAAATGCCACGCTTACCCCAATAGTCAACTACATGCTCTTTTTCATTTATTGGTTCTTCATGTGGATATCTATAATTGTGACGAGTTCTTACATCCTTTTCGCCAAAACTGTATTCGATACCAGCCTTCTCGAATAGATACTTGGCAGCTTCTAAGAATGTGTTTCCTTTTTCCATTAAGACATCAATAATATCTACCGTTTTATTACATCCAAAACAATGAAAAGTCTTATTTTTCTTATTATATATAAAGCTTGCAGTGTCCTCATTATGATAAGGACAACAGGCTTTCAGATTTTTGTCATCAAAATTTTCTAATTCAAGTAGTTCTGCCATTAAAAAGGCATTATTATCGCCAAGTTTATCTTTAGCTTTTTCGATGTCAGTTTTTTCGATTAGCAATTACTCACCGCCTATGCTTTAAATTCTTTTTCGTAAAATAGCTTTCTAAGTCCATATAGAATCTGAACAGGTTTTGTTGAATAATATAATTTCGATGATTCAATATTTTTTCTGATAAACTCTATAGGTACTTTGTTTTTAAAAACCATTGTGTTTATTGCTCTACATGCAATAGGGAACTGTGTTTTATCTTCTATACAATCCATATAAGCATCTACACAGTCTTTAATTTCTTGTTTCATACCTGCACAATCCCAATGGTAATGTTTCTTGTTTATTACCACGGACTCAGAGGCTTTAACTTTTTGTCCGTGGTGTAAACAATACTTATATGCGCAGACATATTCTCTTTCTTTTTTATCTGCCATATCTACCTCTTTTAATTAAATGGAAGTTCCTCATCAATGCCATCTGGAATATCCATAAAACTTGTATCAGTTGGTGCATTTGAATTGGCGGTGTTGTTTGTTGTATTACCATCAGCAGAAGCCTTACTCTCTGCAAACTCAACCTGCTCAACAACAACATCTGTTGTGTATACTTCCTGACCGTCCTTATTTGTATAAGAACCAGTCTGAATACGTCCTTCTACAACAAACTTTGTACCCTTACGACCATACTTCTCGATAAACTCACCAGTTTTACCAAAAGCTACACAATTGATAAAATCTGCTGTCTGATCTCCGTCTTTCTTAAATCTACGGTCAACGGCAAGAGAAAATCTTGCCACTGCTGATGCATTGTCGCCCTGTGTGTATCTTACCTCTGGATCTCTTGTGAGTCTTCCCATTAAAATTACTTTATTCATGTATTTTTGTCCTCCTTATAATTACGCCTGTACTGGCTGAATTTCCTTAATCTTTGCTAAACAATCCTTTGCTTTCTGCACATCCTTCAGTGCATTCGGATTTCCGCTAGGAACAAATTCTTTTAATGTTGCCATTAATGTCTCATTTTTTGTTCCTCCAAGCTGAGTACACATTGAGATAATCTCCTTCTTAATAGCCTTTAAAATATCCTCATCAGACTCGGTTACTTCTGAATATGTAGGCTGTGGAGATTTTGGTGCAGGGACTTCGCCCTGATTAGCCCAATCATAAAGTCTTTCTCCATCATTCTCTGTAAGCACTTCAAACTTACCATCAAATAAATGAGTATTATCTTTGTCAGCAGAAGCAACATGTGTGTCCTGAGAAATCATAAGTGATACTGTATACTCATACGAGATATCCTTATCCTGCTGCTGCCCCATACCAACTTTCTTTGGTACTTGCTTACCGTTCTTATCTTCAAGAACCCAATCGTCTTTTCCTCTTGCTGTAGCAATAATGTGAATTGGACTATTAAGCACCTTGTCCATAAACTTATGGTGACGTGGTTTTAATTTGCCCCAATTAGTGAAACTATTGCCAGGCATTTTATCATGTACATCATTCAACCATTTCCATTCATGCGTCATTGAGTCAATGATTAGCACCTTATATCCAGCTTTAACAGCCTCATCAATTGCAGCCATATACTTCTCACACTCAAAAGGCTCTTCGAGTTCAAGCAAGTCATAATCAAACTCATTTGCATAATACTTGTTACGAGATCCCTCGGTACCAATATATGCAATGCCACTATTGCACTTCTTTGCAATTCCTGTTGCCATTTTTAATGCGCTATAACTCTTACCACTACCAGATGCACCACTTAGCAACACCTTTAACCATACCTGCTCTCTTTTTGCTTTCTGAAATCCCATTACTTGTCCTCCTTAAAATTAAATAATTTATGTAAATATTGTTAATAAAACAATCTATATAAACGCCCTTCTCAGGACGGAACATGGAAGTAAATCTATATGAAAATTTATCCATAAACAGTGATTTTTGAGTGCAAAAACTCAAGGGTATGCTGCCAACCACCCAATATTTATTCGCTGTTCAGTTATTTGTATTTGGAAATTTTGACTTGATTAAGTCGGATCAACTATTCGATATGCTAATCTTTTATCTGTAAATATTTCTTCTCCATTATCCGTTAATCTTGTGATATTACAAGACAAATGCATTTCATCATATTCCAGATTTGAAATTTTGCAATTAGATTGTATGCTGTTTCCTTTCATAACTTTTGACTTAAAGAAAACTGCTTTACCATCATAATTCTTATGTGCGTCACAATATTTATCCCAACTGTCTGCCTCAACCACTCTTGATTGATGATCTCTGATGATATTATTTTCATCAATGATTAGATTTGTTTCAATTACTTCTATGTATCTCACCTCACTTATATATTCTCTGTTACTATCGAAGAATATGAACCATGCCTTCTCTTGTACCCATTAAAACAGGTTTCTTCACCATTAGCTTTCATCTTCCAATAAGCACTTTTACTTTTCTCCATCTCTAATTGATGTTTCAAGCTTTCAATTTCTTTCTCATAATAGTCATTATCGAACTTCTGAATTCCAATCTGTTTATAGTCTTTAGAAACATGTTTTACAGAATAATTTGATATGTAATCGCTTGTACCATCTGAATACTGAATTGTTGGCTCAAAGAAGCCACGCTTTTTACATTCATCACAATGACATATATCTGAAATGTAACCAATTCTTCCATCTCTATTTTCTACGAAATCTCCGATGTTAAATTTTATATTTGTTACATTATTCTCTTTTGGTATATGTACTTCTTCAAAGAAAAGGTTTACATATTCAATACCTTGTCTTGATCCGATAAATCTGTATCCTAAGTTTTCATATTCTTTAATTGTATTATGTGCATCCGATAATCTAACTCTTACTTCCA